CATCTTTAAAATTAGATGAGTCTGTGACCACTTCATAAATACCAATCGCTTCTTTTTCAGATTTAGTCCAAAGTTGAAATATTTTAGCTGGGTATCTTACATCACCAATAACTAATGATTTTGGTGAAGTAATAATTTTTTCTATTTCATTATTTATAACTAATGCGTACATATTAACTCTCGCTTAAATTCAAAGTTCTGCCCACTTCTTGCCATACTGCTCCATTGTATCTAAATACCAAAATATCAGTTTTACCATCTGATGAAGTAAATGTTGGTGCGGTAGAAGCCGCAAATTCAAATACAGTATTAAATGCGATTGTGTGTGAACCATTATAATTAATTTCTAAACAAATAAAAGAACCCTCAATATTATTTGTGGGTGCAGAGAATGTCGTGTTTTCAGTTGTTAAATGAAAAGCATTTGGTTTTGCTTGTGTGTCCCAAGCTACTGCGTTAGATGATGAAGTTAATGCTTGTTGTGGGATATAAGCAAGATCATTAAATTTGATTGCTCCAGTTCCATTAGTCGTTAAATCAATATTACCATTTGCACCATCAGCTATTGTTATATTACCAGAGTTAGTTCCAGCATTTGTATTTAAAATTAAATCACCTGTTCCATTGGTAGTTAAAGTTGCGTTTGCATTACTATCACCAATCTGAACTGTGTCCGCTTGTAAAGTAACATCACCTGTTCCATTAGGAACTAAATCTATATTTGCATTAGAAGTTGATACAATATCGTTACCATTGACATCTAAATTCCCACCAAGTTGGGGTGTAGTATCTGCCACTAAATCCGCAACAACTGTTGAGTCTAAAAAATTAACTGTGTTAGCTGAATAATCTATTGTTGCAAAACTAATGTCATCTGATCCGTCAAAAAACTTTATCGTTGGTGAAGAAGCTGAAGTTGTATCAAGCCACATAGTTCCAGCTACCGCAGATGATGGTCTTGATGTTCCAGAGTTCATTGTATTAATTGCAGATAAAACTGAATTTAAATCAGTTCTAAAATTTGGAAACGACTGGTTTGCTATTGTAAAATCTGTTGCCTGTGCCATAATTTCTTATACTCCTTTTAAAATCCTTTTGCAATGAAATCAAAAGTTCTTGATATATTAGTTCCACTTGAGTTTTTAAACAAAACGTCGAAACTATTAACAGTTTTGTTTGAGACTGTAAAGAAGTCTCCTGTTGCCATATTTTCAGCAGTAATACCGACTGCATAATTTGATGATTTAAATGGTGAAGAAAATGTAACTGTTTTTGTAGATGTACCTGATGATATATTGTCCTCACTAAATATTCTGTCTGGCATATCGACTGTTACACTAGCCTCAGAGACAACAGCAGTAGAAGCTAAATCACTAGATGTTAACACAAGTCTAAATTTTAAAAATCTAGCGGTGTAATTTCCTATGACAAAAGTCTGAAAAGATGTAAATGTAGAATTATCATCTGAGGTTGCAATTTCTAAATGAGCATCGCAGTTAGCCGGGACATCACCATCAAAATTAGATTTAGCATCATCAAAATTACCTGTTCTATTATCAAATAAATCATCTGGGTTTCTTGCTGTTTGAGTTAATGAAGCTGTAACTCTAACAGTATGTTTTGCACCAATATCAATTACATTTGCAAACTCATAATTGCCAGAAGCTAAAAAGTCTGCATTTGCAACACCAGAGTCAAAAAATCTTGTAGTTTCATCGTCAAAATTTCCACTAGCTCCATCAAATAATTCGCTAGAGTCTAATATTATTGCATCATCAGATATTACAACACTATTTTTAGTTCCTGTAAATGTTGGGTGTTCATTGACTGTGCTCACTGCATTAAAATTAGTTACACTTGTTACATTAGAAATAACTGAAGTAGCATTTGAACTGAAGTTCCCTAATTTGTCTACTGCCTTTATAAGGTAAGTTCCAACTCTTGCTGGAACAGTTATTGATGTAGCTGGTCTTGAAACCTTAGTCACTAAATTGACAGAATTTAACCATTCTGCTGTACCATCCGTTAACTGTGAAAATCTTATTTGATAAAATGCTAAATCTAAATCAGGCACAGCATCATAACTTAAATGTGCATCTTGACCTGATACATTGCAAGTAAAATTTTCGACATCTGAAGGTGGTGCAATTGCACCGACTATTTGTCTTTGAGCTGAAACATAAGTTGATGAGACACCTAAAGTATTAACAGCTTTAACTCTTACATCATAAGTTTGTTGGTCGATAACATTTAAAACTCTATGATTTAAACCAGAACCTTGAGCATAAATAATAAAATTAGAGTCTGTACTTAACTTATATTCAACTTGATAAAAATCTATAAAAGAGTCTGGACTAGCTCCAATAGCAACATCTAAAGCAACAATAACAGTTCCATCATTATACTCAATAAGTTGATCTGATAAAGTAACAGAAGCCGGAGGTTGTATAGTAAATGGATTTGGTAAGTTTGTTGATGGAGTACTTGATACTTGAGCTTTTGAGGCCCAAGTGTAATGACTGTCCTGATGTTCAATTAAAGTTAAATTGATTGTGTAATCTTCATTAAAAGTAATACCAAGAACTCTAAAATTTTTTGCACTAAATCCTAATGATGCGTGAGTAATACCAACTATATCTCCTATAGCTAAATCGTATGCATCAAATCCAACTCTTAAACTTAAACCAATAGCTTCTCTTGATCTTCGTAAAATTATCTCTGCCATCTCTTCTGCTTGGTAAGGAGAGGTTATTGTTTTAAAATCAAATTTACCTTCTAATAAAAAACCACCATCGGCAGTTTTCATAGTCGAATGTTGATCTGCACTTGGTAAACTAGAGTCATCAATAGGTGGAAACTGAACTTCATCTACTTGATAATTTCTATCAGGATTAACAAACGAAACTATGACCCTATTGTATTTATCATTTTTGCTTGGACTAGATAATTCAAAGCCACCTATAATATCATCCTCAGTCAATGTAATAGAAGCTGATCCTGTTGATTCAATAATTAAATTATATTTACCAGCAGTATAAGGTAAATATCCTCTGCATCCTTTTAAAAACTCTCTTACGTTTTCTATAACCTTTCTTGAAGTATCTATAACTGCATTACAATCAAAAATATTAATATCACTTGCTCCTGAATATGGAGTGACTTGCGTTTCTGCTATTACTGAAGCATCATAAAAAGATTGTAAATCAATGTCTGATACAGATAAACCTTTTCCATATCTCTCATTAGTTAAATAATCTAATAAACACCATGCCGGGTTTGTTTTAAAAGCTGCAGTTTGAGCTACTAAACTTGAGTTGTAAAATACTACCTTTTTACCTTTTACCACTGCTTGGACTTTTGGTATTCCAGTAAATGCATCTTGATTCCATTTAAACCTCAATGCTAAATAACATATTCCTCTTAATCTATGATTACTTCCCCAAGATGATAATGTAGAAAGTAAGTCAGATGCAGCTTGATTATCTGTTCCGAAATGTGGCTCTATTCTAATTAAACTTTCACTATTTTTAAAAAAATTACTATCTCCGCTTCCAACTTCAACTTCCGTTCCATCTGATAATGAACTTGCAAATGTTACTGTTTTTTCATCAACTCTTATTTCTTCTATTGAATTTATTTCGCCCTCACTTAAAATAAGTGCCATATAAAGATAAGTGTTATCTGTCCCGGATGTTTCTAAAAAAACTCTTGTCCCACCAACTAATCGAGTTCCATATATAACAGGAATATTTGCGTCATTTGATTGTTTATTGAGTAATATACCTTTTTCAAAATCGTCGAACTCACCTGTTCCAAAATCATCAATATCAACTTGCGGTGATAACCAAGACAATGGCTTCGTAATAATTTTTACAAAACTTGCAACTGCTTTTCCGATTGATTTAAATATTTTTCCTAATCCCATTAAGGTCTACCCCACTTAATATCTTGGACTGTTTCTGAACTAAAATCCATACCAACATCTGCTGAAAAAAATCTTTGCTGTGATGTGTTATTAGTTTTGCGACCAGATGTTTTTTCAAAGTCTGCCCAGTGAGATACAACCGCTAAACTTACTGAGCTTTCATTTTTTGACTCTGATATTGAAAAAGAATCTACTTGACCATCGTATAATAAAAAAGGATCTGCAATCAAAGCATTTGAACTGTCTAAAAAACCTCTAAAAATTTGCACTGAATCATTAACAACATTTTCATTTAATACAGTTGATATAAATGTTTGATCTGCTCCAGATAAAGATATGGTTAAACTTGTTTTTGTAACATCTGTTTCTTCAGTAAAATTTGAAATACCTAATATAAAATCACTTGCAGTATATGTAACACTTGATCCTGATACAGAACTAGTTAAGGGAAAAGAGCAATCAGTTATGTTAACTGGAGTAGAAAAACCGATAGTAAAAAGATGAACTGGATTAATATTATTGGTTGCAAGTTCATTCTTTGTTGCTGTCGTTAGGCTTCTGGTCATTTTCTATTGTCTTTCTGTTTACTTTGATTTTACCAATTACTTTGTATTTAGCACTTTCTGATGGAAATTCATATTGTTTTAGATTTAACTTTTCAGCTTCATCATCTGTTAAGTGAATTGTATCTTCAGCTAACATATCAACATTAACCCAGTATTTTATTTTATAAGGCTTCTTCGACATCAAGTTCAAATTCGTAAAGTAAATCTCCTTCAGCGGTAGATCCTATTGCACCAAATTCCTGAATATCGTTTGTTATGTAAACTGTAAAAGGTACATTGTCATAGGTAACTACAGAATCATCAGCTAATGCTGCAATTAAGGGAGGTTCTATTGTTAAAGTAGATGCATTGCCGCTTGGTGTAACATCAGATACTATCATATAAACCTTGTCGTGAGATGCGAATTTAATAAAATCTCCAGCCTTAAAAGCATTTGGATTGTTATTTTGATGGCCATCTACAGCTATTGTTGTATCTCCTACTGCGTGAGCACCATTAACTAATACTGTTCCTGTTTCGTTCCCTCTAGCATCTTCTATCTCTGGAGGTATGATTGTGAAATTTTCTTTTCCTGATCTTTGCTTTAAAATAAAAGCCATAAGCTCTCCATAAACATCATTTCTTTTAGCAGTTATAATTTGTGCGGTAAAAGCAAATCTTTGCCCATCTATTTGACGAGCTAATTTTTTACCACTATCTGATTTAGATATAATAGTATTTTGTATTGATCTAATTCCCATAGTTGAGAACTTTGAATTACTTATAGGAAACGCACCACTCATTATACTAAATTAGTTACTCCCTTCTCATTTAAAGATTGATTTATAATATTTGATATTGTGCCTCTTGATCTGACGAGCATATCCTCAAATCCAGAAGCATCTAAAGTAGTAATGTTAAAATTAACCACAGCACCCTGACCTCCTAATCCTCTTGCGTTTTGTGTTATCTGTCCTGTTTGGTTTGGTATAAACAACTCAGGCCCTGATTCTCCAACTACAAATGGTTTACCTTTTGCAACAGCTCCACCCTTGTTCATAAAACCTAAAAACCCTAAAGGATTTCCTGACATAAGCATCATAGTTCCTTTTATTTTTTTCTGTCTTTCCATTTCTTTTGTTTGTTGTTTCATCATAGCTAGTTTTAAAGTCTCAACAGTCAAATCTGCAGTTTTAATACCAAGTATATCTTTGCACTGTTCACGTTGTTTTTTAAATATATCAAATATAGTTCCCTCTAAAAGTCTTTGAATCCCAGTTTGTATTATTAATTTTATTGTAAAAGCTAAAATCTCAACTAAAAGTTTTTGTGCTATTTCTTTAAAAGTCATTTTTAATTCTTTTCCTAAAACAACAGCCTCTGCTAATGCTCTTGAAAAGTTATCTACTCCTTTCAATATAAATTTTCCTATTGTTTCATTTACTGACTCTAAATCTTTTTTAATATTAAGCTTAATAGCATCACCAATTTTTTGAAATGATATTCCAGTCTCTTTTGCAAGTTTTTCAACATTACCTAACTCCTTCATTAATTCAGTCATTTGCTGTTTAGAGAGAATTATATTTTGATCTATTTTTTTTAAGAACTCATTTATTGTTCTAAATGCTGGCCCCATCTCCATTGCTGCTTTATGCTGACCAAAAATTTTATTAGTTATTTCATCAAGGTTAACACCTAACTCTTTCATTAAACCAAAAATACCGACAACAGCTATTTTACCAGTACGACCTAACATTAAGAATCCTATAATACCCATTTCTCTGATACCGGGAGGCAACCCTCTTATAACATCTAAAAGTCCTGCAATCCCTATACCAATCACAGAGAATAATGGTCTTATTGCATCTATTAAAGCAGCAGTACCTAATAAAGCTTGTTTTATAAATGTAACTAACCCTTGTCCAACAGCCGCAGAAAACTTGGCCATTGCTTTTGCATTTGTCTCGATTGATCTATTTATAACCACCAATGCATTTTTTATAAAATCAAAGAAACCAGCTTTGTTTGTTTCTAATCTAAACTTAAACAATTTATCACTAAGCATTGATAAAGTTCCTGTAAATGTAGTCGCAAGAACTTCAGTGGCTTTACCAAACCTTCCATCTGGGCCAAATGTATCTTCAAAAGCTTTTATTGTTTCTTCTGTTGATATTGTTGCACCAGCTTTGAATCCTAATAGTGCTCTAACACCTCTTTCTCTAAATACATCTGCTGCTGCTATACCACCGGCAAAGGCTCTTTGAATTTGCTCTGCTGTTTGTCTAAAATCTAATCCTGTAACAGCTGCAACGTTACCAGTAATCTTTAATATACGAGTTAAATCATCTGCATCTTTAGCTACAACAGCTAAATTACCAGAAGCAGTTGATATTTCTTGTAATGAAAAAGGAACTTTAGCAGCAAAGCCAACTAAATTATTAAAAGCTTTTGTACCTTCTTTGACGTTACCAAATAAGAAATTAAATCGAACGCCAAGGTTCTCAACTTCGCTACCTACATTAACTAATGATCTTACAGCAAGTCCACCACCAATACCAAGTAATGCAGATTGAATAGAAAAAATACTAGTTCTTAATCTTCCAAGACCAGCCTGAACACTACTGAGAGCAGCTTTCGTTTTATCATTAGCTAATATATTAATTTTTAAATTTGCCATTATTTTAGATTGCTCTTTCTTTTACTCTCCTCTTGCTCATGCATCAAATAACCCAACCATATATTATATTCAGATTCAGGCATATCTAAAAGTTGAGTCAATGTTATTTTTAGCCTGTCGGCTATTATTAACATATTTTTCAGGTTTGTGTCAGTATTTACTTTTTTTTTACGTCTTCAGGATTGAGAGTTTGAACCATAGCAGTTGCAACATTGGCTATCGTCTCGCTGTTGACACCATGCATTAGACTTAATTTATCTTCTAAGGAAAATAATTTTTTACCATCTTTATCAATGGCTTTTAAAACCACAATGTCTGCTAATAAACTAACATCATTAATATTTGCTGATTTATCAAACAGTTTTTTCTTTTCAGAAAGTGTGATTGGATTCCAGTAAACTTTGGACACAGATCCGTCTTTATGTTCAATATCCATTGACTGAACACCAAGACTCTGAAAATCATCTTTAAGTTTGTCTATTAGACTCATAAAAGATTATTATACAGTACCTCTTGTTAATGCTCCAGTTCCTTGGAAAGTAACACTTCTTGTTATGATCCCATCCATTGCATTACTTACGTTCATACCTGTTACAATACCTGATCCAGTAAAACTTTCGTCACCAGACGTATCGCCTTCAGGTAATAAAATAAAAGCAATAGAAGATCCAGTAGTCAAAGTCTGTTGAGGAGAATCTGTCTCATCATAGTGCATATCAAGTGTACCTGAAAAACTTGTTCTTCCAGCTATAAATGTTTTTGCTGCATCAGATAATTGAGTATCCTCTACAACATCAGCTGTAGTCTCTAAAGTGAAACCAGTGATTTCACCGATAGCTGTTCCTCCAGCTTTTACGACTCCTTCTTTTCCGTGGTGTGTTGCCATTTTTTATTTTCCTTTTTTGGTTTTGGTTTATTATTATCAACGAGTTTATAACCAAGACTAATATAATTATCAAGATTTAGTTCATTGATTGTTATTACTTGTCCATCTTTTTCTAATTTTAAATCTTTAGCCATAGTGTTTTATAACAGATTATTCCTCATCTTCAAACTCTTCTTCATCATCAATTTCAGAATTTTCATCATCCCAGTCTTGAGGCTCGTCAACTTCATCCCTTAACTCACTTAATAAATCCTTAATATTTTCAGTTTCAAAAGAAATCTTATCCATAAACTCTTCTTTTTTTTCTAAAGATTTTTCTATTTTTTCTATCAATTTATCAACTTTCGCCATAGTTTATCCTTTCATTATGGTGTCCCAGCTTGGAACGTGTATAAAACCCTTATTGTCATTCTGATACCACCAATAGGAAATAAAGCTCCCTCATCGGTTTCAACATTTACAACTTGAGTGTCTAATGCGTTACCACCCCTTGTAATATCAGATTCAATAGCCGTTTCAATAGCTGTGACCAATTCATTTCTTTTTGTATCTAAATTAGATTCAGCTCCTTTTACAAAGCCCATCAAAACAAAATCAAGCTCTGCTTGTCTTGTTTGAGCTCCACTACCTAATTCAATATCCTGTCTACTTTCCTCAGATGTTTGCAATATGACTGCTGGGTATTGCTTATCAGATAGCTCATCAATATCAAAAGGTTGTCTAGTTGCTTTTATAATATCCGGGCTAGATATAGCATCTATAACTGTTATTAAATTATTTGCGATATTTTCTCTTTTGCTCATCTATTAAACTTTCTCAATTCTTTTTCTACAAACTTGATAAATGATCTTTGTATTATCTTTTGAGTCTTTTTGTCAAACCCAAAAAACTTTCTTTTAGGTTCTCTCAATACCTGATTAAATAAGGCTTTTTTAGCTTCAGCATTTCTACTAAAGAATACAGAGGCTTTTCTACTAGAGTGTACTTTGGTAGTTAATGATCCAAGCATATCACCAGAATAAAATAAATCTACCATACTTGGTTTTCCTTCTCTTTGTAATTGATCCAGATAACTATCAGAATATGGAGCAAAAGTTTTACGTCTTACATCAACACCTTTTTTTGTAAGTTCTCTAATTATATCTATTAATTGAAAACCAGCTTGGCCCAATCCTTTTCTTGTTATGTTTGGAAATTTGCGAAAGACATCATTTAATCTTTTTTGAACAGATTTAACGTTTGATTTCAACGTGATTGTTGCAGCCATTATCTAATCAGTCTACGAACACCATGCAAAGGCTCTCTTTCATTTACTGAAATAGTTGCATCTGCATCAGAGTCATATTCAACACCATCTTCTAATATAAATCTAAATTCTTTGTTGTATTCACTATTATAATACTCACCCATCCTCTCAAATCTATCCTTATCTGCCTCTGGTCTAAATTTAGTTAATGCTGGTAAATAAAATCTTCCTAAAAATAAATAAACACCAGCTCTTTCAAACTGATCTAGATTAACTTTTGTATCAACCATCTCTGCAGTATTAAGAACTGTAATATCTGTGTAAACATTTGTTTTATATACAGGCCACCATTCAATTCTTAATTGTCTAAGAATATCATTAGTAGTTTGAGCTAAAAAATTTGTTGTTTCTGTAGCAGTGGTCGAAATACCAAAATCAAATGCATCAGGTTGATATTTTAATACGTCTGATGTTGTTATTACATTTGCACCTGTATAATTAGCCATTTACTTTTTCCTTTTGCATTTACACACTACAATACACAATAATGTACAAAAAAGACACTTAATCTTTTCTAGTAGTTTTTCTTTTAATTTTTTTAACTTCTTTTTCAGTTGGTTCAATTTTTGCTTCATATAATTTAAATCCTCTAAATTCATAAATCTTTTTGTTTGTTTTGTAATCGAGAAATTTCCTAGTTATAATTTTTCCATTTCTCTCGAGTTTAACAGTTTCTTGATTATTGACTGTTACTTTTGCACCGGGCATATAATCTCCTATTTTGTCTAGAGGGGATTTCTCCCCTCTAGTTAGTTATACTTACTGAACTGATGAATCGTAATGTAATTCGACTCCGTAAGAGTCATGAACTTCACCGACACCATATACAGCAGTTGCTACAATCTCGTCTGCTCTTAGAGACGCATCTCTTTGAGTTTCGATTTTAAGCCCTTGCATTTCTGCCATTGCTAATGCATCTCTGTGGAATGCTGCACCTTTATAGTCACCTGCATTACCTGAGTTAGACATATTTGATGTTTCAAATACTCTCATACCAGCAAGTGTTCCTACAAAACCGCTTCTTAAAGCTTCGTTAGCTAAGTCGTTTGCGTTTGAATTTGCAAATGTATTAGTTATGTTAGCTTTTAAGTCAAAAGCAATTTTAGGGTGTAAGACTACAGCACATTCATTAATGTTCAATGCAGCTGCTCTTAAGTCAGATGCTGCTTGGAACACTTTTGCTGCTGTGATAGCTTCTGTTCCGTCTCCGATAACAGTTGAAAAACCATCAAACAGAGCTGTCATGTCTGTATCTTGTTTTTTTGCTATTGCTTCACCGAACAATCTACCGATGTCAGCTGCCACGTTTCTTGGAGCTGCATTTCTTGCTAGGTCTGTTAATGTTGTAAGAACACCAACTTCACTTGCAGTAATTGTTACAGAAGAAGGATCAATAGCTGTGTTTGATAAGTCAGAAGCTTCTGAAACTGCTGCCGCTGATACAGCTGCATAAATTGGTATTTCTACCGCTTTACCACCACCTGAAATCGCATAATTTCTTACAAGATTTCTCATGATTGACTGTTCTTGAGCAACAAATTGAGCTTCCGCCACGATCTCAGTATATAACTCACTGAGTGTTGAGCTTGTGCTTTCGTCTGCCATTTGTGTTTCTCCTAATTATTTAAGTTTATTTTAATAGAACCAGAGTCACGTTTTCTACGAACTTCTGCGTCGTATCTTTTACGATCTTCTGGATCTGACATATTGTATTCGCTGATGTCTTTAGGTTTAACAGCTTTACCTTCAATACTACTCTGGCTTCCTGATCCAGACAAAGACCCTTGACGGAAATGTGGGTTAGTATCTAAAAACTCTTTAACTCTATCTTCTACGTTAAGTAGTTCTCCTTTTGGATTATAACGAATATTACCATTCATATCAAGGATTTCTACTCGGTTGTCATTAGAAAGTTTTATTTCTGATTTTAATAAAGCTGATACTTGTTCCGGGCTAACAGCTTTATATTTTCCAGCAGCAGATAAAATAGTATTATCTATTTTTTCTTTTGCCATCATATCTTTAAACTTTTGAATTTCATGATCTTTTTCTGATATGCGTTCTTGCATAACCTTTTCAAGATCAGATTTCGTTTTTGCTTCTTCTATTTGTTTTTGCTTGATAGCCTCTTCTTTGGCTTTGTTTTGCTCCTCAAGTATTTTGTCATATTTTCTTTTTTCTGACTCAATTCTGCCTTTAATAATATTATCAAGTTGTTCTTGTGAAAAGGTCATTTGCTTTGCTTGAGTTTCTTCTGATTTTGTTTCGTTTGCTTCTGTTTGTTGATTTTCTGTAGCTTCAACTTGCTTTGTTTCTTCGCTCATATAGCTCCTTATATTGTTAGTTTTCCGTTACTATCATACCAATCAGGATTGACGTAACTCCATGAATGTCTACAATTATACCCACCACGAACTATCAAAGCATCACCGGGTTTTTTACCTTCCCACGATCTTTGCCATAATTTTCTAGCTTCTTCGATTGTAAATACATTGCTGATTCGTTTTTTATATACACCATTAATAATGTTTCGACAATGACTCCTTGTTGTGGGTATGACGTCTCCATAATATTTAACAAAGGTAAGACCGGCATCTAAAGCTTTTTTACTATTTACTTGAGCATCAAAGTCTCTCAAGCCATCTGCTAACAGCTGACCAGTAAATCTACGCATATTTTCACCAGTTCTAGTTCTAGCATATTTAGATTGTAAGGTTTGAACTGCTTTATCAACTTCTGATTGTTTTGATTTTATGTTCTTATTTTCGTTAATAAAATCAACTAGTTCATTTGCTTCTATATCACTTGACCGGCTATAGATACCATTTATGGTTTGCCTTAGTTCTTCTTCTAATTCTACAAAGTCTCTTCCAACTAAAGTAGATTGATAAACCTTATCTGCTAATCTTTTTGTAAAGGTATTTGATACGTCTTGAAATTGAGTAAAGCTTTGCAATTTAAGGTTTCTAATAAGTTCTAAATCACCCTTTGTAAGTTGTTGAAATTTAAGTGGAATATTACCTATACCTTTGAAAGCTCTCTCAATCCTTTTAGCTTGTTTGCTGTAACCTTTTTTAGTCACTGTATCTGCCCACGATAAAAACTCAGTAGATAATATAGTTCTTATTTTGGGCCTAATAGCGATTGCAGCCTTGAGTTCAATAAGTTTACCTTTATCAGTTGGCAGATCTCTACTAGCCAAAGCGATAACATCTTTTTCTATTTTATCTAATGTTCTTATGAGTGATTTGTAATATTCTTGCTCTGCTCTATCTAAATTTCTTATTCTATAAAGAGTAAATTTTTCTACTTTGTCTGCCATTCATTAAACTGTCTCTTCCTCAACTGTTTCTTGTTGAACTTCCTCTTCAGTGAATTGGCCCACTTCTGCTTGGCTATCAATCTCATCAAAAGTTTGATTAAGTTTTTCATCATCATCAAGTACTGCTCTAGCTATTTCTTTATCTACCTCTTTGTTAAAAGTTGGTGATTGTAGGTTCATAGCTTTTGCCATTGAGAAATATTGTAAGTCATAAGCATAGTCTCTAATATTGAATGTGTCTGGATAATTGATCTCGCCATCAAAAGTAACATCTTGGAACATCGCATAGATTCTAAAAAGCTGTTCTTCAGCTATTTGTAAATTATCTGCTTTTTCAGATAATCTAGCATTCAATAACTCAAATTCTGTTTGTAAAGCTATCCCGGAAGATACCGCTTGTTTAGTTGTTCTTACAGCTCCTGTATGAGCAATTCTATTTATAGCGTTAACTTTGTTTGTGATAGAGTCCATAATTGCATTTAAGTTTTGACCAGATGGTTGTAGTAAATATGGTTTTAAATTTGGCTCTGTTTCCTCAGGCATTT